ATGAGTCAAAGATTTCTGGACATGCAGAAGTGTACTATTCTACTCAGATGTATCCAGGAACATGTGTCGCAATTGCATTTACGAGTGAACTGGTTAGAGACATGTTTATTAGCAACTTCTTTAACAAGTTCAAGAAAAATAAATTCTCTATTAGAGATGTTTTGGCTGATACAAATTTCATTGATCCAGATGGCACAGACAATTTCAGTACTGAGCTTCCATGGAAAGATCTCTTTGCAAAGTTTAGACTGCGTTCTATAAAAGATAAATACTTCTTGGATTTAGTTTACAAGAAAGATGCATTAGATACATTAGAAGAGATGCAGGCTACGAGTGATAAATGCAACTTATACAAGTCAACCGTTTGGGGAAGTGTAGAAGTGTACTATTCTACCAATATGCCGGAAGGAACATGCACGAAGCTTCTGTTCGACGATAAAGGCGGCAGAGACACATTCGCTATCAAGTTCTTTAGATATCTTAGCGTAGCCGGCCATAGATTCTCTATTCGGGATATTCTGGAAGATGCAAAGTATCTGTTTCCTAAAGAGGATAACAATTTATCAGTCACAATGCCGTGGAATGATATCTTTAAGGGATTCCACATGACTAACGAAAACGGAAAATATGTGTTAGAATTCATTATTGATTTACAGGGAGGAAAATGATATGAATGAAACCAAATCGGCAACAGAAGACGAAGACAGAATCGATTTCGGATCGTATAGCTTAACAATTGTATTTAACTGGAAAGACCAGTATTTAGATATTATAAATAGGAGGAAAAATAAATGAAAGCATTAGACACAGCAGTAACAAGTTTATCAACAGTAGTAGGCCATACTAAGGCCTGGACCAAAATGAACTCTCCAGAGATCATGCTAATTGCAGGTATTGGAGCAGGTATTGGAGCTCTGATTATGACACAGAGAGCAACACTCAAAGTTGCAGCAGTACAGAGAAACGAAGAAGCTACAAAACAGAAGATCGTAGAGACAGTAGCAAAGTATGAAGAAGATCCGGATTCTCTCGATAAGCCTTACACAAGAGAAGATGCAGCAAACGATATGGTTCTCTTAAAGCGTAAGACAGCATTAGAGTATGTTAAGCTTTATGTTGGACCTGCAATTCTTGAGGTAGCATCTATCGGGCTCATTCTTGGATCTCATCATATTATGAAACAGCGTCAGGCGGCATTAGCAGCATCTTGTGCAGCAATTGTTAAGGCTTATCAGACATACCGTCAAAATGTAATCAACAAGTACGGCGAAGAAGTTGACAAGGAAATGCTGTATGGATCTGAAAAGAAGACAGTTAAGAAGACTGAGACAGATCCGGAGACAGGTGAGAAAAAGAAGGTAACTGAGGAGCAGGAGATTATCAGAAACTTTGGTGGCTCACCGTATGCAAGACTCTTTAACAGAGAGAACTCTACTGAGTGGTTCAATGACAACCCTCAAAATGAATTCATGCTTGCACAGCGTGAGAAGGAAGCAGATACACGGTTAAAATGCGAAGGAATCCTGACACTTAATGACGTATACCGTATGATCGGTCTGAAGCCTACAGACATTGGTCTGACACACGGCTGGAGATACAGAAGCCAGAAAGATCCGGACTATGGCAAGTTCGACAACAATGTAACATTCCTGACCAAGTGGGTTATGGTTCCGAATGAAGAAACTGGTGAAAATGAAAGAACATTACTGATCGACTTCAACTGTGATGGTTGCATTTACGGCGAAGTATCACAGAGATGAATCGATGAACAAATAATGCTTAGAGACGGTGTATTAGATTACCCTTGGCAGCAGTGGTGCTACTAAGGGCGGTCTATGGCCGTAGGAAGGAGTCAAAATGAGTACTACAAATTACAATAGCCATTATACATGCTATATAGCAACCGCTTCAATCGCTGTAGCGACAGAATATAACAAAAACCCAGATGCAGAATTCATTGCTATTGAACATGAACATATGGATGCCATTGTGGAGTATTTCAAGGATCACGCGTTTTACAAGTACAATACCGATTTAACTATGGATGGCCAGCTTAAGTTCAAGGGTAAGCCAGTTATAGCATATATTGGACAGTCTATAGGAAGCAATAAAAGTGACATAGGATCTATGACAGCCGAGGAAATGAAAAGGATGCTTAACAAAGTTTATGGTGCTACGAAGTATAACCAGGGAGGTTACAGTGTATAGATGTGATGGATGCGGTGAGGTATGTGAGGAAAATGAACTTACAGAGTTAGAGTTCTTTCAAGGCGTACCAACGCAAAACTTATGCAGTAAATGTCTGGCAAATATATTTGTAAAGAAGGAGAAAAAGAAATGAAGAACGCAATATACTTAGACAGTGACTTTATACGGGAGGAGATGGATTCCGTTAACGTGTTGCTCAGACGATTTGAGACGCTTATCAATAGCACTGATGGTGTCCTCACAGGGCAAATGATATGGAGAAATATCTTACACGCTTTAAACATTGACACTAAACAGGAGATCATTGATGCTTTTGGTCTTTTCAGTTTAGATGACAAAATATATGATATCAAGTCGGTTGTATTGTACAAAGATGCTAAGACATATGACACATACTTACTGTTCAATGTACGTAATGCCAATGAAGAAAATATCGACAATAGTAAAGCTGCTGAGGCATTTGCAAAAGTCTACGCAAGGCTTAATGAACTTCAGGAGAAGACAGATGTCAAAATAGCTGCTAAAATTACAACCGACGGTATAGAAATTGAAGCTTCTAAGGACAACCTTGTATACCGGATCATTATTCCGAAGTTTACACTCGACGAAGCTGTAGATATAACGATTCCAATTGAGAACACACTGGATGATGTTATGAGAAAAATGATTGATTAAAGGGGGGGTCAAAATGAAAGAAGTTTATTTGAAATGTGACATGATTCGATATAAAAAGAGTTCTGTAAATGCGCTGATCGATAGACTTTACACGATTACTCGAAGTAATTATGGAGTCTTATCAGGCAATGTTATATGGTTCGAACTTTTAGATCGTTTAGGAGTGGAATCAGAAAAAGAAATCCTGGACGCTTTTGGCATTAACGATTTAAAGTCTAAGATCTATAATATTACTGATATTGGTTTATACCAAGATATCGAAAGTATGTGCGTATACCTGATGTTCAAAATAGATGATTCAGTGAAATGCGGGACTGAGTGTGTGGCTAAAGATATATCCGACATCTATGCATACATCAATAAAATTGAGACAAACTCTCAGCTGAAAGCAAACATCGAGGTTACAACTGACGGTGCAAGTGTTAGCTTCCCTAAAGACGATCCAGTAGAGCATGATATTGTGAACAATGTCTTTGACTCAGTAAGGGCGGTTTATAAAGGGCTCAACAATATTAAGTCTGAAACCGGTGTCAAAACAGGTGTAGCTATAACAGGATTAGGAGTTCATTTCGATTCTGTTAAGGATAAATTAGGATTCAGCATCTCTTTAGAGAAGAAAGAACTCGACAATGCGGCAGATATGCGTATGCCTATTAAGAACACAATTGATATTGCTATAAAGAAAGTAATGGAATAGGGGGTTCTTCTATGTGCGACAAAAGAAAAATGAGTAACTGGACTGTAACGGAACGCGATCTGGCAATATTCAAGCGTTGGCAGAGTGGAGACAGCGTTCGCATGATAGCGATGGACGAATATGTCTCTACACAGCGAATATATGAGATAATTACTAAGGTACGGCTATTCCGTGGTGAAGAAGTCTATAAAGATCCATACGATCTCAGATATCTACAGTCAATTACACCTAGAACTAGAAAATTCTTAGTTAAAAGAGGAGCTAAAGACATTAAAGAGCTGATTGAATGGGTTAAGTATAACAGACTTACAACCATACCTGGTATCGGCGATACGATTGAAAAGAAAATACTTATTCAGCTCAATGACTTTATGCGCCAAAGACGTGAAGAAGAGCAGAATAAAAATGGAGGAATTTAAAATGAAGAAAATTAGTAAAGGGTTATACTTATTACTTGCAGTCATTGTATGTTTGACTATAGTTCAACCGGTAAATGCAAAAACTAAATACACCAAGGCCGAAAAGAATTTAGCTTACACATTAGCTGTCTTCCAGGATAGTGAACTGTTAAATCCAGATTCATTTAAAATAAAGAAAATTAGTAAGGTTAAATATGTGCTAAATAAGGATAATTTTGAAGTGTATGCGGCATGCGGTATTCTTGATAGCTATAGGACGATCACTTGGAAGGTGGATTATACAGCGTCCAATGCTTATGGCGGAAACGTTAGGGAAAGTGTATATGTTACTTCTACATGGAATTATTGCAGTGAATACGATATTGATTTTGAAGATTATACTGACAAAACTAGCTATGCTAAAAGCAGCAAGAGTAAGTCATTTGTTAAGAAAATCAAGAAGCTTACGTCAAAATACTATAAGGAATTTTAAGGGGGTCTAGGTATGATTGGATTTTGTAAATGTGATATTTGTGGAAAAGTATATCACCAAGATGAGAACAAGAACTATGATGGAATCATGATTTGGTATACTGATCAAGAGACTGGCACTACTATGCATGGAAACCGAAAGTATGATATTATTGAACCGAATGGAGAAACAATGAAAGGATCTCCAGAGATGATGGATGTATGTCCTGCCTGCTTTGGACGGTTCTGTGACTGGATTAAATCATTTAAGGAGGAGAACAAATAATGAGAGGAATTTGTAAATGCGATTTATGTGGCAATGTATACTGTGAAAAAGAGAACCCGGTATATGATGGCATTACTGTATGGTGGAAAAACAATGCTGGAGAAAACAAGTTTCCGGCGTCAGCTTCTCAGTTAAGCACACAGAGTGGCGATAAGCTTACTGACATGCCAGCAGTTATGGATCTTTGCCCTAATTGCTTTGAGCGATTCTACAACTGGATAAAAATGTCTAGGGATGAAAACTTTCCAATGAACAAACCTGAATAACTCGCAGAAAAAACATAGCTTATAATGAGAAGAGATGCGTAGTAGCACAATAGCAGTGCACTGGTATCCCCATACCAGAGATGTGGGTCCATATCCCATTTGCATCTCCTTTCATTTTTCGAAAAATAGGAGGAATCAAAATGAAGAGAATTATCGATTGGTTCAGAAAACCGGCAATTATGAAGAAACTTTATCTCACAGGTGGAGATTGGGATGGAGACTTGGTAGTATACAAGCATCACAGGTATTATGTGAACATCCAGACAGGGGTGGTGATGAGAATTGAATAGCGTGTTTATATTATTTAGAGCTTTGAGCTTGTTCATTTTAGGCGGTCTTATGTTTGCTGGTGTGATACATACAGTAAAATGCATTTTCAAGAAACATGATATTGACTTGATTTCAGAATTTGTGATTATTATCATCGGAATGTGCATAGCTGTATCATGGTCAGTAGATTTGCATTAAGGAGGCATATTATGCAGGAATTTGAACATACATCTAGGGACGATCGTACGTATACTGAAGAGGAGCGATCATGCCCTTACTTCGATGAATGCTATATTCAGGTAAGGAATCAGGGAGCATGCAGGTATATGTGCAAAGACAACCCAGCAAATGAGTATAAAAGAAGCTAATATTATAAGTTTAGTAAATGACTGTTTTGGAGACTATCTTGATTCTATCGAGAAAGATATCATAAAAGCAGCAAAAACTGGCGAATGCCATATCTCAATCGAATTGATTTCTTTTGGGTTAGATATTGCTGCTGATAATGGGAATAAAATCACAAATGCTATTGCAAATTACTTAAGAAGTTTGGGGTATAATGTATTTATCGATGACAGTGATTATTATGCCTCATTACTAATAGATTGGTCTGTTACAGAAGATCAAAATAACTAATAAGGAGTATTAAAATGACGGCAAAAGAATGTTTAATAAAATTTAAGGAAGCTTATTGCGAGAAAAATTCAAAAAGTAGCAAAGAGCCAGAATTCAGATGTGATGAGTGTTTGTTTAGACAAGATAATGAATGCTTAATTAATTCTTTTATAAGCAGACAGTATAATAAGGAGGATTAAAAATGAGTGGAAAAGTAGTATTAAGTTTTGTATTAGGAGCAGCTGTCGGTGCTACAGGCATGTATTTTGGCATGAAACAGGCCTGTGAAAAGTACATCGACAAGGAAATTGAGCAGTTTAAGTGCGATTATGAGGATGCTCATCAGGAAAAAGAAGAAAAAAAGAGCAAAGAAGTTAAGGAAATGAATGAAAATCTGGAAAAAGATGCTGAAAAAGCACTGAAAAAGTATGCTTCAGCTACCCAGAAGAGTATTTCTAGCGTAGATACAGGTAAAGATGAGGCTAATGCTAAGCTCGAAAGAGTAAATTATGCAAAAATCAGGACACCAGACATCGATAAAATTGACGAGATTGACGTTGAGAAGAACGTAGACTGTGCAATCGGGCCCGTAATCATCGATCCTAGTGAGTATATGGAAGATGATGGCCTTAAGAGAGTTGTATGGAATTACTTGCCTAAGGAGCATGCAGTATATTCTGAGAACGGTGATGAAGAAATTGTAGACGGTATTAAGCTGCTTGGTGAGGAAAACTTAGAATCATTCGGCGAGTTTGAGGTTGATACACTGTACGTAAAGAACGCTCGTGAAGGCATCAAAATTGATTGTGTCCAGTACGAGGACGTAACTTACGAAGAGTTCTTAGAGGAGGTCACGTTATGATAGTATTCTATTATCCAGACACATTACACAGTGCCAACAGGTATAAAGAAGCTAAAAAAGAGGCCGAAAAACGGTCTAGAAAGGAAAAAAATGACAAAAATCGACAAAAATATGGTCAAAATGGACTATTTCGAGTGGCTTTTAAGCAAAATCGCCGTTGATCCAGCGAAAAATGAGCACATTCAGGGGTTCAAATGGCTGTTCTCAACAGACTTCGAATGGTCACATAAACTTGACGCTAACCGGGCTGCGGACGGTGTAGATCTCCGTTCTACGTTCGCTTATGAGTGTGGCTATAGATACCCTGAAGTAAGAAATGCATTACTTGATAAGCAGTGCTCCTGGCTTGAAATGATGGTTGGGTTAGCCATGCGATGCGAAGATTCCATTATGGGAAATGACGAATTTGGAGACCGTACACCTCACTGGTTTAATGTAATGGTTGACTCACTTGGGCTTTACCTTGACTGCTCCGAAGACGATGAAGTAATCCTTAAGAAGTGTGCTTCACGTCAGTATAAGCAGGATGGAGAAGGCGGCCTATGGTGGGTCAAAGGAACTAAAAAGAACTTGAGACGCATGCAGATTTGGGACCAGATGTGTGAGTATCTCAATACGAATTATAAGGAGGAAATTCATCTATGATATTTAAAAGAAGTATTAACAATCGTATGACATATAAGGAGCTTGAAAAAGTTAAAGTAGAAAGATGCGTAGAAGGCATGTTCAGCCGTGACGAATCTCATAGTGCAGTACTGAATGCCGCTAGATACTTAGAGAAGAATGGACCTTCTGGTGTATTCTCCGATTCCGCTATTGATGTTGTTGACGCTATTGCTTTTGCATTCGCTTCAGGAGAATTAGACTGGGTTAAAGATTTAGGGAGGGAAGAAGACAATGACGAAGGAAGAGTTTAAGGGATTCAGTTCGGCTGCCCAACATGACATGGTTTTAGAGGCCTTGGTACGAGTTACAAAGAACCTTGAGACGATGGAAAAAGAATCAGAAAGACCGTTCGTAGGCACTGTCAAACAGCGTAGGAATGATATCAAGCTGCTTACTATTCTGGCGGAAGCATTCGGTAAGAATGAGCTCATTTGGGACTACGCTAGAGTGTATAAAAATAAGCAGAGAGTAACTGTAGATGCTGGGAAGTATATTCCGAGTGATAAGGTTGTCGTAGCCGGTGTAGGGATGGAGCGTTATAACAGTAAATCCATGGCGGAACTTGTTAAAGCTACCGATGACAAGTCTATGTATCCGGTGAAATCCATCGCGAAATCTATCGATAATAGCGGATTATCTAAGGAAGTTATGGATGGTTTCAAGAAGGTTTCGAACGATAGAATGGCAAAAAGACGTAGTAAATAATAGAAAGTTGAGGTAAATATTATGGGAAAGAAATTTATTCCTAATATGGATAAATCTGAGATGTTTATATGCCAATATAATCCGTCCGATGGTGCTAGTCCTAGCTACTTTACTGTTGCTAAAGAAAAAATTGAGAATGGTAAAAGTGCTGGATTGCGAGCCGTAGCATGTTGGAAAGGCAATCAGGCTGATAAAATGCATGACATCATCGTAAATAACAAGATGATTTAGATAAAAATAATAAAGAAAGTTGAGGTAGTAATTATGGGAAATACAGGAAAAAATGAGGATTATGTTGGCAAGCTTGTGCCAAATTCCGAGTGTGGAAAACTGCTTATTTTGCAGTATAATCCGTCTGATGG